AGCTGAGTTAACTTATCGTAGTAATAATTAACGTCCTTTTTATTTTTCATTTTTTAGCCTCCTGTTTTTTTAATTGTGTATCAATAATATGATATAAAACAAGAAACTAAAAAATAACAATGATAATTAATTAATTAATTAAAAATAAATCTCTTTGATGTCGGCATTTGCCGCCGGGATATTTTAGCAAGGGTTTCAAACGTTTTCCTTCGTTCTCTCGATAACAAACTTCAACTTTTCTTCTTCGCTTAATTCAGAAACGGATACACCACGGGAGCGGGCATATTCGCACAAATCTTTAACTTTAATGCCATACTTCATATCCATCGGGTCAACATAGGGCAACATCCCTTTAAGAGCCTTCTTATATCTGATTCTTCGGCGTAATCGTTTTATCATAAATAAAAATATTCTCCGCAGACTTCGCCGCTCCTCTGGTCATAGTCACGGTCATAATTGAAGTCTATGATGCGAATATAATCAAATTCTGTTTTCAGCATCGTCAAAGCAACAAAGCACTTACTAAGGAAGCAAGCCCCGTACAATGTGTTAGAATAAATTAAAAACTTAAAATCGCCAGTCTGCTCGAAGTTAATATCTTTGGCTCGCCAGTTTTCGTCTGCGACTTCTTTATCGTCGTCAACAAAAGTCGGGTCGAACATGTCTTTGACTCTCTGTTTAACCGCTGCCGGCGTGTTGGGGTCGAAGATAATTACAAGATTGCATAAGGCTTTTTGATGTATAAATCTTTCAAAATCAGTTGCTGTAATCATCCTTTCTTTTTCTAATTGTTTAAGTGTTTTTTCAATTTCTTCAATTAGTTGTAAGATTTTCGCTGAATTTTTTAATATTTTTCTGTTGTCTGAATTCTCACCCCCAATTTATAAATAAAAAAAAATCGCGGTCATGTTGGCAAACGAAATTATAAATAAAAAAAGTTGTTAAACCGCGCTCTATTGGGGTTTCCTCCGTTATTTAATTGCGGGCGTATTATACCACAGATTGTGTTTTTAGTCAATAATATTATTGTTGCATTTTTGTTCCATATTATGTATAATAAAGCCAAATAAAAACAGGAGGTAAAATAAATGAAAGTAATAACAATAACAGAACTTAAACAAAAATATCTACTTAGATATACGATAAGAGAATATGTACCTTACCTTACGTATCTTAGACAACCTTTCCCTTCTTATGGTAATGATTTTGATGAAGCTGTCGTTGGAGCTGAAATCTTTTTAAATCATAAGACAGACGAAACAAGGATGACTGTAGGTCAATTTTTATTGATGTTACCGAGTGCGTATTTAGCATACAAAAATTGCACTGATACGGGTCGTTTAAGAGTAATATCTGATTTTGATTTAAACTGGATTAAAGAATATTATTTAAGATTAGAAAATGTCCGCCAAGACATTAAAAATAAAAAGTATCCTAATTTCCTTAATTATATCATTAGTTTTAAATATTTGCCCCTTTAATGGGGCTCTTTTTTTTACCAATAAATCAATAGACAATCATAAAAATAAATAAAAAAAAGCCCCGAGAATTAAACCCGAGGCGAAAAGAAAGATGTTAAATTTTAGTCGCATAGTTCCCAGCTATATATAAGTTGTCGCCAATCTTCAGCCAGTTGCTGCTCGTGCGGCCTATGACTTCCACTTGTGTTCCTGCCGGTAAGTAATTGTATTTCTTTTTGAGCTGCGCCTTGATTTTGGCAGGATAGCCGTCATATTTAACCTTGGCATACACAACACTCGGACCTTTGCGAACATTTACATCTTTTGTTATTTTATATTTAACGGTTTTTACGGTATTTGTTTTTGCCGGTGTGGTTTTATTAGCAGTGGTTGTTGATGTGACTGAACCTGTTTTTTGTGTGTAATTAATCCAGGGACAATATCCCCAATCAGTCCAAGGAATATTCTTGATAGACTCTTTGACAATTCCTCTGTTATGCCCCGCCGCGTGTATCGTCATTCCGTTGCCTATATAGACTCCTATATGACCGGGTTTGAATAACAATATACCGGGTACTTCAGGCAGCGTTGCAATCTTTCCTTTTGTCTTACATAACGTTAACATATAGTTCGCGCCGACATCCTGAGAAGAGTTATATACCGGGTCAACATTAAAGTTTCCGTTTGACCATATAGCACCTTTGAGTAGCCCTATACAGTCGTATACTCTTTTGCCGTTACAAGTCCAGCCTTTTGTATAATTTGCTCTGTTGTAATATTTAGGGTACTGTTTACGTTTATAACTCAATAATGATTCCGTCGCTTTATTTCCAAAACAGGCATAACTAATACCAATACTCGTGCCCTAAAGCTTGCTCGCAGTATTTAACGAGTTGAGTATTGTTTATCATAGCATCATCTCCTTCGCAATTTTTTTTTAATTATTCTTCATCTTCGTTTTCGTCTTCATCTTCATCTTCAAGAGCATATTCAATGGGTGCAAAGCCGGTAACAAAAACAGGTTGAGTCTCTTCCAATGTGACATTATCGTCAAACACGCCCTTAAATTCACCGACAGCAGCTTCAATCAACATGTCAATTTCCAGCTCTGATATCTCAATGCCTTTTTCTGCCAACATCGCAACGATGCCTTCAATAGCCTTCTGCTTCTTCTCATCGCCGTTCATGTCTTTGTACAGCTGCTGCACCGCCATAACTACCGTTTTAACTACTTCTTTTTTTGTTTTTGTATTTGCCCATTCGTTATATTTCTTTTTTGCAAAGGCCGCTACGACTCCGGCAATAGCCGTTAATACCGCATAAGCGATTGCCATTCCGTATTGACTGATAAAATTAGAAATAAATGAATACATAATTAATTACCCCCGTTTAGTTTATTTAAAATGTAATTCCTGTACCTGAGACCAATACTTATGCACAAGTCCGTTTCCTTTGAGGGCTTCATATATTTTAATTGCTTCTTCAAGCTCTTCATAGTCGTCTTCCGCGATGTGGTCCTGAGATATATAAAACTTGCACTGAGCCTTGATTTCATTCCTTAGCAAAATCTTCACCGCGTTTGCAATTGCTTCATCTTCATTTTTATTTTCTTTTATTTTATTTATTGATGTATCTTTTAATTTTTTGACCAGCCCGAAAATAGCGGTTAAGGCCGCTCCTAAAAATGCCGTCAATATATAATTAATTATTACTTCCTTCATCAATTATTTCCTCCGCTTCTTCGGGTTCGGGCTCCGGCTCTATGATAACATCGGGCAAACTGTCGGGTACATTATGGACTACACCTGTTTCGTTTACTTCTGTATAGTCTTCCGGTTTTCTGCTGCCGCCCAAAGATAAGTGCCAGCCCTGACGTTTTCCGTTACGTTCAAAGTGACCGTGTTCCGCGTATATATGTATTACTGTATATTCTATTTCCTGTGTTTCTGAATTTATAAATTTTTGTTCTAATATTTTCATGATAAAATCCTTTCAAAATAAAATAAATAAATAATTAAGCATCTAAGAAATCTTGATATGTGGAGCCATAATGTACGGTAGCTCTTATCGAGGAAGTACTGTCGATAAGGTCGAAATAGCTTCCCCATGTGCTGGGCTTTGACTCCGCGTCTGTGAATATTTCAAGATTTTCATTAGAATAATAGAAAGGTGCTTTATTCGCAGCGCTAGCAGTAACTGTGCCGCCAGATTTAATCCAAATTTTACGTAAGTAAGGTGTACAAGAAAAAGCTTTGCTGCCTATGGTCGTAAGATTAGGTGCTTCAAATACAATCATTCCACAGTATGTAAAAGCTTCGTCAGGTACGTTAGTTAATTTTGGAGCCTTTATTATAGAATCTGCGAAGACTCTTGTATTTAACCCAGAATTGTGAAATGCATATTGACCTACCGTAACTAATTCATCGAAGTTCCAAATCTTATGACCTTCTTCATCTTCAATAATTTCTGTTGGATTAAGCATAATTGGATTCACGTCATTAAAAGCATAATTGTAAATATTTTTCATTATTTTTGGATTTATCAAAACGGTAGTTGTACCATTTCTGCGGTAAGCAAAAGCGGACGCTCCAATAATTTCACATTTTGGAAGAGGAATATAAAGTGACGGTACGCTAAAAGATTTACTTGAAAAATTTGAAAAAGCCGACCCGCTAACTGCAGTAATATCTTCAAGTCCAGTTATTTTCGAAAGATATGTATAATCCAAAAACTGGTACGCATCAATTCTTGTTTTTCCGGTTGTATTGTTATAATTATGCAGAGCTACACCTGTGGTATAGCCATTACTGTCCATGTTTGTTATTTCTATATACGGCTTATCAGAACCTGTCGGTATATCATCTATAGCCTGTGCCATATCTCCGGGCTCGTATGTATCTGATGACGCATTTTTTGCTCTTATAGCGTCTGCAATGTCTTCATAATTTTTCGAATCTGTTATCATTTTACTCATTTATTTATGCTCCTTCCGTTTCTGTGTCAGGTACAAAATCTAAAAAGTCTTGATAAGTTGCACCGTAATGAACCGTACAAGTTGCATTATCAATAGCATTGACATTCCAATTAGCTTCCCATTCAGTCGCATCCGTAAATAAATCGAGATTACTTCCGGTTTTAAAAGCTTCACCTCCAACGGTTCCACCGGATTTAATCCAAAGCTTTGATAAGTAAATCTGATTTCTAAAAGCACGCATATTCACATTTTGCATCTTTGGAGCAAAGAAACCCAATAAAAATCCTTGCAGTGATTGTGAACTGCTTGTCCCATCAAAAGCAAAGTCACTAACACTTTCTAATATTGGACACTCTATATTTATTTGCATTCTCGCCCCATAGAAACAATTGGCTGGAATCGCTGTAAGATTGTCAAAATGAAGTGCTTCCGGCTCAATTTCTTCACCGTTTTGCATTATTTTAAACCGTCCTCTATAGCCAACGAAAGCATATTCACTAAGCTGTGTTATCTTCTCAGGGCTGAAGACTAAAAAATCAGGATTTGAAAGGTACTGACTGTCGTCTTCTTTTCTCAATTTTGAAAAAGCGTTAGGGCCCACTGAGGTTAAATTCGGTAATTTGATTTTAATTGGAATCGATGTATTGATAAATTGGTCAGAAGTACTTGCATATAACGCTCTTACTTTTCTGGAAAAATTCTGAATAATGGCACTCGCGTCACTTGCATTTGATATTGTCGCAAAAGCTCTATCACCGACTGAAGTAACATTTTCACCGATAACTTCTTCAAGTTCATCCTGACCGGTAAAAGCATAATCAGGTATAGTCTGTGAATTTACTACGACTTTTTTATATTTACCATTTAATGGATTTATTTCTTTAATTTCTATCGGAGCACTGACGGTACCGCCGCCTGATATTGATTCTATAGCCTCCGCCATGTCTCCGGGCTCATATGTTTCTTGTGTGTCTAATTTTTCTCTTATGGCATCTGCAATATCGCTGTAATGCTGAGAATCTGTAATCATCTTAGATATGATAATCACCCCGTTTTTGTTTATATATATAATATGTTATTTTTTTGTTTTATTTTTTAATCATAATAAGCATATATACCGACAACATAACAATTATTTACACCGGTAGCAGCCGTGCCGTACATGGTCCACGCTCCATTAAATTCAAAACTACAATTTGCAAGTGAACCATCTGCCGGGTAAGCGACAGAACCGAATACATTCATATATCTGTTTGAATCTCTTACAACGGGAGCCTGAGCCGTGCCGATATGCCATGTGCCGCCGGGGGCTCCGCTCGCTGTGTTCGGTACGCCGTATTCAAGCGGTATCTCAAATGTTGCCATCGCCGTGTAATTACCGGTGCCGTAGCCGTCGTTTCTGATGCAGACAACTTTTAAATATTTTATGCCTGTTAGATTAAGCCCGGATATACAGGGTGTGCCCGCATAGTTAATTTGTCCTGTTTTTGATATTCCGGTACCGGCTGTGTAATGAGCGGTATCCAGTGTTCCCGCCACCAGTAATCCGGCATCCTTATCAAATATCTTTACCGGTTTGCGAACAAAATTATCCACTATAGCCTTTTCTGTCAGCATCGAGTAATTATCCGGAGCGGTAAAATTTACAACATCTTTTAAAATCCACGAGTATTTAGTTAAATTATCAGATGAATCTAAAACAAATAATTGAAGAACCGGAATATTAAATAAATAATTAACCGAATAAAAACGAATTGTCGGGTTTGCAGCGTTCTCATAGTTTTCGTTTGACTCCGCGAAATAGTGACCGCTTCCCGGTACGTTGATTTTGAGAAAGACATCTTTATGTACGGCCATTGCATCAAGCACGTGCTGATATGTAAGTTCCGTGTCATAAGTATCTATATCGCCGTTAGTATCAAGATTTACATTATATGTTACGTTTGTTTCAACATATGTTGATGTATTTTCTGTATCATCTATTATCGGAATTACGCCTTGGTTTTGTGTTAGTTTTAATAAATCAACAAGACGCCGTGCATTTAGCTTAACTTCGATACCTTGAGAACGTGTGTCTGCAAGTGTAAGCTCTGTCGTTCTTAATTCCGGAGCCTCTGAATATGTTATATTGCTTCCGCTGTTTGGTCTGTCTTTATATGTTTTGTCTATGTATGATTTCGGTTGATATCTTAAATCGGGGAGAACTATACTGCGTATATCTTTATTAATTGTTTCTGTATAATTAGTACGCCAAGACCAATAACCGAAAGCATCAATTAAGTCATCATCGTTAAAAGCATCGGAGTCGGTTAAAAAAGTAGTATCCGGTGCATGTGTGTATAGTTCTTTATAACCAATTAAATAATCAATTCCGTAAATACTGTTATCAACACTTGAATAATCCTCATTTAATAAAAACCTGAATGCTTGCTGTAAACTGCTGGTAAAAGGTCTGTTATTCTCGCCCAGTATGTATAAATCAAGTGTTGCCGTTCCTGTAGTGTCTGCAGTAAAAAATACGGTATAAAGCCTGTTTGCATCAAAATATATGAATGAATGCCAATCGGACGACCCGCTCGGAGTTAAATCATCGTTATTTAAGAATAATTTATAATTGTCATATTGTGTATAGTTTTTGTTATTGTGTTTGTCTGTTGTTCCGATAAATGATAACTGATATTTTTTATTAGCTTCTAAATCGACAGTAAAAGAAACCTTTAAGGCATATTGATTTCCTATACGTTCATAATCGCTTGTATTCTGTGATGGACTCATTAATACGCAGTAAGTATATTTTTGCTGTCTGTTATCGGTATAAACTGAAAATTTATCGGTGGTTGCTTCTGATAATAGATTTGAATTTCTTGCTTTCATAATACCCTGCAGATTGTCTAAGGCCGCTTTTGGTATTGCGTGATTATCAACATAACTTTGCATTGCGCTTTCACTGACAGCGTTCTCATTTACATATGTTTCCATAGCTTCTTCGCTGACGGTGTTCTCACTGACATACTGTTCCATTTCTTCTTGCGATACTCCGCCGCCTGAGCCTGTGTCTTGCTTCTGAAGGTCAAACGAATCACGGGGAGCTTTTGATGTTATTTCCATTCGTAAGCCGCCGCCCGACAAATCTATATTTAAACCGCAAATAATAATTCTGTGAGTTCTGCCAAAAGCGTCATCAAATACTATTGAATTGCCAATTTGAATATCGGGGTCTCCGCGGAATTGGACTTGACCTGTTTCGTATGCCCTGGCATTAAACAAATAGGTATCGTCACTTGTCAATATAATTGCGGGTATACAGTTGTAAAGAACACTTGACATCTCGCTTGCAGAACCGCCCAAAGGATTTGTCACAAAAATTGCCGTAGAGTATTCGTTTCTTGTGGGGTCAGCTACGGAACCGGAATTATCAACATAATCAGACTCGCCGTCAATACCGACATTTATTTTATCTATACGCAGCGCCTGATTTTCCCCGTTGATATACCAGCTCTCACGGCCGTCCGTGTTATACCACGCATCATCCCATCCGATTTTAGCAATCTCAACCTTTATTGCGTTTAAACTCGCTCTGATGTAATACCCTGATTTGCCTACGACGTAGCCGAGTGCGTCCCTAACTGAATATTCTTTTAATTTAGTGCATTCATCCGCCGTTAATGTTATGTTTGTTAAATCTGAACGCGAAGAACTGTTAATATAATCAGCGCCGAAATAATTAGAAAGAGCTTCGTATGCATTGCTGTAAGTACCACTGAACCGCTGTTCTTCGTCGTTATCTGCTGTTGTTATTTTTTCAATTATGTCATTTGCTGTTATTTCTATTGTTTTATTGTCTGTACTGGTCTTGGCTAAATCGACATAGAAATAATATTTATCCGAAGAGCTGCCGCTTATTTCATTACCGGAAATATCCACCATATAATATCTGATTTCGAGACATGTTCCCTTGGTAATATAGCCGGCGATTGCCGATGTCGCATTACATTCAAAATGAGCCGTTCCCATTAAGCAGCAGCCAATCGGTAAAGTATCGCAGTCATATTCAATTGTTAAATTTCTTTGTTTATAAATAGTCCCAACTTGCGCAAATTCTCCTGAGTCCGGGTCGCGGTATCCGTAATTAATTTCTGTTCTTATTTCTCTTGTTTGATTTTTATAATTATTATTCATTTAATCACCCAAAATTATAAATAAAAAAATTAATACTCAATTACATTAAAAGTTGATTCTTTATAGACCCACAAAGGCTGAGTTGTATCGCTGAGAATTTTATCGATATCGACATTTGCGCTCGCACAATAAAAGTGTCGGTTTGTTGTAAAAGTACCTGTGCGCGGGTCCGGTATTTGCATATAGAAGCCGGGGGATAAAATAATATCCAAGATAACAGCCATTTCGTTGTTGTCGATACCGGCGGGCAGAGTACACTGCGTAGTCATAACATCGCTGCGGACTATATCGCGATACATAATACCGTTGTTTGAATCTCTGCCCGACGTTGCGGCATCAATAACATCATCTTGAAAAGACATCTCCATTGGGGTTGGTAAAGTGTACCATTCAGCTCCGGTGGCATCTTTTTTTATTCTTGTTACAATTATTCTTGACATATCTTATACCCCCCTGAGCGGCGTTCTGCCTGTGCGTTTTACAGTCTCGTTATGAATTTCAAAAACTGCCTGTCCGACTTTGTTTTTATCTAAATAGATATCTCCCGCTGTAATTTCGGTTGGGTTCTTACCCATTGCAGCCACCATTGCAGCCGCGACCTTAAGAGCGAAAGTATCCATCCATTGAGTATTGTTTTCAAGCGGCAGAACTGCCTCACGGCCTCTTTCACCTATGTTTGCAAGTATGCTGTCTGTGACTATACCGCCCGCAGCAAGCCTCGGAATTTTAACGTCAGGTATAGCCTGTATTTTGACGTGAAGCCCTTTACCGCCGACTACCGGTACCCAATCCGGAACGTCAAAAGTCAATATATCGCTGATTTTGCCGGTTACCCAGTTTATGCCGTGTAATATGCTGTTGATAATGTTTTCAAGTGTTCCGGCGATTAAGTTCAATACACCCTTTAGAATGGCTGCGATTTGGTCAAGATTTCCGCCGATTATATTTTTCAGTCCTTCGAATACTTTTGAAAAATCTCCGGTAAATACGCCGGTTAAAAACTGTAGCACACCCTTTAAAGTTCTGATTATTCCCTTTATAACATCAATTATTGCTGTAATTATCGGCATAACTGTATTTTTAATTTTGTTGAATGCATTTATTATTTTTGGCGCTAATTTTTCTATTACTGCATTTATTACCGGACCGATTACTTTGTTATAGAAAGTAGTACCGAACAAAATTGCTTCTGCAACAAATTCACTGATTTCCTGGAATAACGGCTGTAAATACTCATCCCAAAATTCAGTTAAAGTTGTAATTAAATTATCCCAAATTGGCTTTAATATCTTTGTCCACAGATTTAATAAAATATTCTTGGTCGTTTCAATAGCCTCATTTAAGGCGGTAAATATCGGCTCGGCGTATTGATAATATACTGTCGCCAGCGTTTCAAAAACTGAGTGGAATATATGCTGTATTAGTTGTAGAGCAGGTACTATTCCCTCAGTCCATACCGTAGTAAATACCTCTTCGGCTGCTTCTGCATAATGCGCCCATAATTCAGATGCTCGGCCGACAAAATCTGATATCATCGGTAAAACTATTGTTACCAAATCAGATATAAACGGATAAATTAAATTATCCCATAAATCCCGAAACACCGTATTAAATACACGCCAGATTACATTAATAATACGTAAGATACTGTTGAATACTTTTTGTAAGTCCTGGACGCCCTTTGAGTCCCACCAATCTTTAAGGGGAGAGCCCAGAGCTTTGATATCATTCCAGATACCGACAATAATGTCCCATGTTTCTTTAAAATTGCTTTTTAATTTATCTATTTGTTCTTTTAACGGTTTAAGGAATTCTTTTGCTTTATTTTTAATTTCGTCAAATTTAGTTTTGATTCTTTCAAGTGATTTATCTAATTCATCTGTATCAACTTCGGGTTTTATTTTCAGTGCGTCTGTGCCTAAATTAAGACCTGATAAATCATTGTTAGAGACTTTACCTGTTTTTTCGTCTTGCAGCTTATTCAGCTTGTCAAATCCCATTAATTGGCGTTTCTGTGCTTCCGTAGTTTCATCAACCGCTTGTTTATAATCTTCTTCCGCGACTGTTGACGCTTCTATTGCCGCCGTCTGTGCTTCCTGGTTTGTATCCTGTTTACCAAACATCTCGGAGGCTATCGTTGAAAACGCCTTTGAAACTTGTATTATTTTTTCTAATATTTTATTTAATAATTGCAGTGCCGGCGTAAGTGCCTGAATTAAAGCATTACCGACCGACGCTTTCAATGTATTAAAATTCTCTGCCAAAATACGCGTCTGATTCGCCCAGCTGCCCTGAGTCTTTAAAAAGTCGCCTTGAGCAAGCGCCGTTTGTTCCATCACATAGGCATATCTGAGCTGCGTTTTTGTCGCCTGGTCCATATCTGATATATTTGTCTTTATGCCCTTTGATAACGCGAACGCCTGTAAGTTTGTTTCCGTCATAACTACGCCGATACGCTTTAAGCTTTCTGTTTCGCCCGTCCAGATAGATTTCATCATTGTATCGACTTCTTCAAAAGACTTATTATAAAAAGACGCAATATCGCCGATTCTTTCAGTTGCTCCGATTGCCATATTAGCCGCCTTATCAGCATCAAGTCCCATACCTTTGCCCATAGCCATGTATGTGCTGCTGAACTGTTTTGCACTAAGCTCACTCATGCCGAAAGCTTCAACCGTTGTTTTAGCCCACGCGTCGACCTGCGAGCTCATACTGCCGAAAGCTGTATCAACGACATTTTGCACTTCCTGAAGATTTGATGCCGCTTCCAAAGCTTCTTTGCCGAAATTTACCATTGCTCTTACCGATAATAGCGATACGGCCGCCTTTGCTGCAAATTTAAAAGCGGATGCCATACCGCCGGCAGCACTCGAAACCTTCTTTGCACCTTTTGAAAAATCATTTTGAGCCGATGCCGCTTTCTTCTGCGATTTCGTGTAGTTATCTATTTCTTTACTGGTCTTTTTAATTGCTTTTTGTTCTTTTTCGGTATTTTTGGTATTTAATTTTAAATCAAAGCCTTCTGAAAATTTTGCCTTTAATCTGCTTAGTGCAGAATCTAACATTGAACCGGCGTTTTTAATTCCTGTGGTATCTATTTTTGTATTAAATACTATTGTTCCATCAACCATTTGACATATCACCACACTTAAAAATTATTAAAAAAGAGGGAGCCCCGAAAAATAAAGCCCCCTCACATGGTTTAAAAGATTAAGCAGTATATGTGAATACACCGTTTGAGATTGAACATTTGGTAACGTCGAGCTCTTCCGGGGTACCGGTATAATTGATAGTAAAATCCACCTGAAGCTCTTTACCGCCGTCAGCACCCATTGATGCGGGAATAACTCTTACAGTAGTCTTATGTGCCTTTTCAATGTTGCCTTCACTGTCAAGAATAACGTCAACTGCTTCTGTCTCGTATTCGCCAGCTGTTGCTCTCTTTTGCACATTATCATAAAGCTTAACCCAGATTTTATCGCCCTTTACGCAGGTATAAGTTGACTCTTGGAAAGTCGGAGTGTACTCAGTAATTTGAACGTTGACCTCATCAAGAATATTAACAGTAGACTCAGTATTAATCCCAAAATCATAACTTGCCGATTCAATTGTTTTTCCCTGGATTACAAAATTAGGTGAAGTCTTATTAAAATTTTCGTCAAGGAATAAAGCCATATATGAACGCTTATAAGCTGTTCCTGCTTCCATTGCCATATTTTCAGGCTCCTTTCTGTTTATTTATTTATATATGTATAATTTGTATTTGTATTTGGTATGTATAACCATCATTAAGCGATACCGGAACTGAGAACAATACCGGATTGCTGCATGTGATTTTTATAAAATTGTCCCACTGATTGAGACTGTGTACGACCTGCGATAAAACGGAAATATTATTAATTCTTTCGATATCTGAAACTGCTTCGGTATGATAATACAGAGTAAGATTTGTCAGATATTCTGTGTTGCCGGTAATATACTCCTTGTAAACCGATTCCGATGTAGTATATAAACCCCATGCGCCCGGTGTATTTTCCATATAGTCAATATTAACAACATCTATAAAGTCCAGTGTTTCAAGATATTCTTTTACGATTTCGGCAACATTCATTTAATTCCTACCTCTTTCTTAATATCGTTTAAATGGTCCCTTTTCATTCTTTCGAACCATAGTCTGCCGGCGAGGGGGTGTTTTGTCTTATCATAGTTAATCATACGGCCTGTTGGCGTTTTTGACATTCCGGGAGGCGAATAAAACCCCACCACTTCACCGCCGAGCTTAATTGGATAGCTTGGGCCATAGATTTCACCATAGTACATATACCGGGCATAAGGCGTTGCCTGAACAATTTTGCCTGAACCGATTACTGTATTTAGTAATGCAGATTTAGCCAGTGTGCCGCTCCTATAAGGTATATACGGGTCCATATAACGCAATACGGCGCTGTCGACTATTTTTTGCTTTTCATGAACTTCTTTTAATAATTCTGCTTCAAGTCCGTGTGTTTCAATAATCATGTTACCGTCAGCTCCAGATGCTGCATATTTGCCGAACCGAACATACCGTTTATTACGTTATTAATTGTGTATTTTTTTGTGTTATTATCTATCGTTAAATAATCTTTACCGGTCTTAATCTGCTCATAAATTGTATTTAAGTCTATAGAGGAGTTATCGGTCTGTGATATATATACAACGATACCGGCATTGGTGACTAAACCTGTGTTTGATATCTTGCTGCCTTTGTTTAAATAAGCATAAGACTTTGCATTTATAATATTTTCGCCTAAATGTAAGTTAACTGTCGAATTACTGAACATGTCGACTCACTCCCGTTATAATACTTACCGCTCCATCTCCGAAGTATAGATTTATTAAATCAATTATTTGTCTGTTTAATTCTTTTTTAATTGATTGATTAGTTGAATAAGTAACTGAATAACCGGCTACAGATTCTGACTGTTTGCCCGCAGAGCTGACCGCTATTTTGTCATAATCGTATAAACTGTCGGAGACGGCACATATACAGTCTTTGCCGGAGTCCTCAGTAAAATCGAACTCACCGTATCTATTGATATAACGCTCAGCCATCTTCTCGTATCTGTTAAATGTCGTTTCGTCAGAAAATCGAGTACCGTTATAATCGGTTGTGTAGTACGTATAATTCACGGCTTGCATAGTGCCATCTCCTAACATAAAAAATTAAAATAACATTTAAAAATTTAAAAAGAAGTCGTATCCGCGTTTGGTATTTCTTCAGCAGCCCACTCACCGTTTGTATTGACGGTCAAAAACTTTCCAGCATCTTCAGTGGTAACTTCTGGGAGTCCGCTGCCGCTTTCGTCGATAATCTTAAGCACGCGATTCAAATCTTCAATTATTTCCATTTCACCCGAAGGTTCAAGCAGGCGGGGGTCAATTGTTAAGCCCATAGTTATAACCTCCGTTTTTTTTGTTTATTTTTTTTTAATTATTAAGTTGTTGATTTGTGAAGATAAATGCCGGGTTTCTTATTATCAAGTACCTGACAGAGAGCAACAGTTCTCTCATAGAACATCCAGCCGTCGGTAAGCTGATTGACTTCCGGAGCAACAACCTTCTGAACATTGTGTTTGACGTAAGAAAGAATACCGGGCTCATAAGCAATTAAGAAATTGATGTCAACACCGTCATCCGCTTTCTCAAAACCACCGGTTTCCTGTCCTGCAGTTGTACCGTCAAGAAGATTAATCTTTGTTACAAATCTGCTCTTGGGAACGGTGATAATCTTTGAAAAGCTGTCAAGAACCGCACGGCTCTTTGTAGTGTCAAGGTCTTCAACAAGGCCAAGGAGAGTCTTCGTGATATAAAGAACTCTGTTTTCGTCGGGAACTTCCGCCTCATCGAGTGTGCTTACGCCGACTCTGAGAGCTGCAAGAACAGCATTGCCGGTGTTGAGAACTGCGCCGTCAGTAGTGCCGATACCGGCTGTGCCGGCAAGCTTTGCAAATCTGTAAGCGTCAAGTTCGGGGGCTTCCTGAGTGCGGATGTATTCCTTCATGACATTTGCGTAAAGTCCGCCCGCAGTATCAATATTATCAACTGCATCAACGGTAAACTTACGGCCTCTGTCATAGTCGCACTTTACAGTCTCATAGTCCCATGTAATACCGCCGTCAACCCAACCGGAAGACTTGGAGTAATTAGCCGGACCGTCCAGCGCAATCTTAGGAATTTTAACCTCTTCGGCAGCATCGGCAGCAGCTTTGACTTCTGCGGGGCAGCCAAGGTTTGAAGTTTTAGTCTGAAGTTTAAGAGCTTCATCAAGAGCGTCTATATACTCTTTACGGAGTGTTAATGTGTTAGCCATTTAACTAACCTACCTTTCATTTATTTTGTTTATAATTTTTGTTTGCTCTGAATAAAAAAAAGATACGACGAATAAAAAAAATAAATAAATATTCTTTCACTCATCGCATCAGGCGTTTGTTGTTATGTTTTTTTTTTGTTTATTATTTGTCTTCGAGTCCAAGAGCTTTTCTGAAATTCTTAACGGCCGTATCGTTATCATCTTTGCCGATTTTGTCGTTTCCGGTTCCGTCAGCTAATTTATCTGCCTTTGTTTTCTTAACTTCCGGATAATCCTTTTCGAGCTGTGCAATCGCTTCTGTAAGTCCCGATACTTTACCGTCATCTACTTTGATATTTGACCTGTCAAGCAGCTTTACCGCCGCCGCTGTGTAATTATCTCCGAGCGCTCTTTTAATTTCTTGTGAGATAATATAATCATTGACTTTGTTATTTGCCGCTGCAAGTTCACTTTGAACAGAATCGGTATATGCCTTTACTTTGCCATCAAGACCATCAAGGTCATCGACTTTCAAAATCGACTTGATAGTATCAGCGTATCCGTTTCTTTCTTTACGGTATTTTTCGGCTTCTTTTCTGAGAGCTCTTACATAGTCGCCGGAAAATAATTCTTGTTCGTTTGTTTGTTTGTTTTCTGTGCCTTCGTTTTGCTCTAAATTGGTTTCAACAGCGTCTGCCATCTATTAACCATCCTTTCCGGGTTCTGCCCGTTTATAATTTATTTATTAATATTAATATGTAAGAAAACTGTTTAAAACATAAATAAATAATTAATTACGGAAACGGTCATATTGAGGCTTAAAATCCCCGGCCTTGCATAATTGCATATATTTTTGTTTTAACATTTTCTTTTTTGTTTTTATTTGTTCTTTTGTTTTTGCATCTATTGTTGTAATTTCTTCTCTGTCTAATTGCCGATATCTACGCTCACATCTGCGCATAAGCTGAGTGCCTTCGTATTTAGTCATTTGCTTACCTTCATAGCTAAATCCTTTTGCGTTTTGCTGTTTCATTTCTCTCAGTTCTGTTTCCGTATATAAAGGTTGTGATTTATTCAACATTACCGGGTAAGCGATGTGTCCGCAGTTAAGAGTACCGATACGCCTTTTTAGACCCTCATTTAACTTTTGGTATTGTTCGTTTGTGTATCTTCTGCCCTGTATGTCTTCATGGTCGGGAGCGCTTGCGAAATGCGCTGAAATCTCCCAGCCATCTGTTTGTAATTCAATAGCGTTTCTTTGCGAAATTTCTTCTTGCAGGCGCCCGATACCGCCCATCACATCACGTCGCATCGCGGCTCCGATTTCTGTTTTTACTCCACTTTCATAATCAACTCTGACTATGCCGTGTTTAGCCATCTGACGTGTCGCATTATGAACGGCTGTATTATAATCAAGTAAGCCGGTAGAAGTCATATTAAATGCATAATCGGCTGCTTGTCTGTATGCCGTTGTTAAATCAGAAAAAGCACCGTCAGGACCGATGAAACCTATTGTACCGACTATATTTTTATGCTCATCATCGTAAATGTTTAATATTGAGTCTAAAAAACGCTGTAAATAAGTATTTTCTTCTAACTTTGCGGTCTTGCCGGTCAGTCGTAAATAATCATCGGCAAAAGACTCCTTGGCGGCAATTTCTATCAGTTTTTTATATTTATCGTTATCTATTCTTAATCGTTTAATTATTTCTTTTTCAATTTTTGCATCATTTACACCGAGTTCTTTTAAGCGCCAAATCATATAAGCAGTAGAACTTGTAAATTTTCCCGCAGCCGCAACTTTGCGTGTAACATCAGCTAATATATAATCTTCCAAGGGTTCAATTATCATTTCTGCGGTGTTTCTTAATTCTTCTATACGTTCAGGACTTAACATTTTTTGTTTCACATCCTTGTAAAAGACTTAACCTTTTTTTTTGTTCACGGCAAAAAGGGGACACTTTGGGACAGAAAAAACAGGTAAAGTCAACACTCTTCCCTTATATATCAAGGCTTTTCATCGCTGTCCCCAAACGCCCCAAAAATACGTATTCTTTTTTATTCTCTATAGGCGGGAAAAAAAGTTATCCCATAAAAGGGGACAAAAGGGGGACACCGCAGTAAAACCGTTATGTTTCAAGCAAATTACCCAGTTCCGGCATTTTCTGCTTAATCAGTTCAGCGTTCTTTCCGTCTTCTGCGTTAATTCCATAATACCATGCCACCAGTTCATCGGGTTTAAGTATACCGGCGGAAACCATTGCCAACATTTCCGAAAATACTTTGTCGCGGTTATATAAAACTCCATCGCCCCAATCAATAGTTAATTCAGATGCAGCGTCATCACTAATTTTGCCGATAGAATATATTTCAGATAAACTATTACATAAATCAATCAATGAATAAATAAATTGAGACCAGGTATTTTGTAAATCTTCCACCGTTAAAGCGTAGTCGCCTTTACTGTCTGTTATCTCAGTCGCGGTCCTTTCTTCTTCTGATACATCTGCCAATAAGCCGTGTTTAATTCCAATCAGATTTTCAACATTTCTCAGATATTCGCGTTTCCTTGCTAAATAAGACTGTTCGCGCAGCGTCGGAGAAAATATAGTAATCGGTGTTTCGTCGGGGTCTGTGCCGTCCAACGCCATAAATACTTTATCATATAATTCAGGCTTACCGCCGCTTTTACGGAATAGAGAAGACGCGGCAAGGATACGGCTCGCTCCGTTTTGGAATTCGTCATTTATCTCCATCTCATTTTTATTTATCGCATGAATAAGTTTTAAAGCAGCTGAATAAATACAACAACCGTCAAAAGAACCATCAACATTATTAATAATCGGAGTTTTAACCGGTACCATGCCCAGACTGTCTGCAAGTGGTAAGGTTACTTCATTTTTTAATTCTGCATATTTATTTAATGTATTCAAGGGTATTTCTTTACCGAGTTTATCAGAACTGTCAGAGCTATAAAGTTTATATTCAACTGTTAACTGTTCTCCGGCTGTTCTTTTTTCCGTCAATGTATATATTGTTTTGCCGATTTGAGTTCGTTCAATCATACCGACGCTTGTTATATTGCCATCATTGTCCCTGCTCAAAGGCATAAAGCAATCCCTTTTAATTAAAGCGAAATCAAAACCTGAATAATCTTCATTATCAATAACAATCGGTTTTAAAAATATTTCGCCGCCAAGTAGTAAGTGCTGTAAATATCCTTTTTTATTTTTATCTATTTTTTTAATTATTTTTCTTATTTCTTCATTATCTGTATAAGTTGTATATTCTCCGAAAACTGCCTTGTATAGCTTATTTACAATTACTACCGGAATCTTTTGGTTTGTATCTTCAAGCTCTGTATCACCGCCATAGTAAATATCATAGCAATCTTGTATATTTTTACGCATTTCATCGCTTGTCGTGTCTTTCCCCTGGAAAGCTTCTTGCAAGCTCAGGGTCATATCTGAACTAAATAGCGCATTTATAAAAGCCATCAGTCTTTATCCTCCCGTTCTAATTTGGAATATTTATTAATAATTTTTATTCTGTTGTTACTGGCGGCTTCCATCCCGGCAATATATGATTTCAGCATTTCTATTTGTATTAATAATTCTTCATTTTTCTTTTCTAATTTTTTGTTTCGGTCAAGCAATGTCTCTCTTGCATAAGCCGGAAGAAACTTATTAATTATCCAATTTTTTATTTTTTTAATCATATAATCACCCTAATTATAAATAAAATAAATAAATAATTACTCACCCCTGTATTTCCAGACTGACTCCATTGCGTATCTTACAGCGTCGATAGTATGATTATCTCTGTCTGGATAACCGGATATGACATTACCTTCTTTGTCTGTTTCATATTCATAGCCTGAAAATTCACGCGCCGCCGTCGGACATCTTGCCGGGTCAATTATTATTGCTTTCAGACTCTGCAGCCATTTCATCGAATAATCAACACTGCCGGGGCCTTTTTTTGCACCTCTTGCTTTAAGTCCGTACGCTTTATAATCGGCAATGCTTTTTGGTTCTGCACTGTCACATGTGATTAATTCGTTTTCTTCGACTTGCTTTTCTTTTATTAATACATCTGCTGTTTCTCTGTTGCTTTTTTTGTTTGCTGTGTATTCGTCAAATATATATAAAGTAAGCCTTGCGGCGTCGTAATAACAAGCTACGTATGCGTATATATCCGGGAAATAACCCCAGTCAACACCACGGTATATTTTATCAAAGGTTTTTAATTGTTCTGCCGATATTTTCTCGAGCTTAATGTTTTCAAAAACCTGCCCGCCCGTTCCGTTTGGAACCCCCAAATATTCATGTTCGTAAGCTTTCGGGTTTGTTTCTTTCAAAAATTCCGCGTTATCAATAAAAGTCTGTCCTAACCATGCCGGCGGAACATCTAAATATGTGCTATTATGCACCAGCATGTCATCTTTCGGCAGTAAACAGTATTGATTTGCCCAGTTATTGATTGTTTGAGGCGGGTTAAATGATTTGAATACTATTGTTCTGCCTTCATTATCTTCATTTTCTCCTGTGCCTCTTGCTAATGATTGTATTACACTTCTTACTGCTTCCGGGCCTCTGAACTGGTCTAATTCTTCAAACCATATACATCCAACATATCCCTTTTTTGGAATAAATGATTTAAGCTTTAAAGGGTCATCCAATCCCCGGAAGTATATTTTTGTGCCGGTTGGTATATATGTTATTTCAAGAGGAGAGGTTTTAGTCTTAAATAAATCATTAAGTCCCTGTTTATCTATCGCCCAAATAAATTGATTATAAACTGAGTCTCTTAATGTATTTGAAAATTGTCTTAATACAACCGTGTTAACGTCTCTGTGTGTTATCATATATTCAATTATTTGTTGTGGTATGTATGAGGACTTTGCACCGCCTCTGCCGCCTTTTAATATGTATTCTTTATGTTTGCCGTCTAACACATCACGTCTTATTGAATTAAAAGTATCCGCTATATGATACGTATTTAAATAGAACAGTCTTTCTTCCTTTTCTTCCTGTTCTTCTGGTTTTTCGCCGATTATTTCTCGTATTTCATGTAATGCCCGTACATCGCCCTTTTGTATTGCTTTTGATAATACGGAGGCGAGAAGTAATCCCTGCCCGGTTAAGTCGTCATCATCAAATCCCATCTGTTTTAATTGTTTCTGTTGTTTAGGGTCAAGTACAGGATTCTCCAACCAGTCATTCAGGGTATCTCTCATCATTTTCTTTTTTCTTTTTGCTTTACCTGAATTCTGCCCGCCTTTTCTGCCATTTGCAACTGCTTCTTCATGTGTAGGTACTCTTAGATTTTGAGGATTATTTGATTTTCCTTTTGGCATCAGGCATCACCTCTTTATATTAAAATAGTCCCCACTCAGCAAATTTTTCGAATCCACCGCGTGCTTTTATATAGCTTCTCGCCGTGTCTACTATCTCTGAATATGGTCTTCCGTCTATTTCTGTGTCGCCTATCGCGCAGCATAATTCAACGGGTTTTCCGGTCATTTGAGCTTTTAAAAATGCATATATATTAACGGATACGTCTGCTTTGGATAAGTCTTTTCCGTGAAGACCTCCGCCTGTTACACTGTCCGCCATGTCTGAGCCGAGTTTTCTGTTTGTTGCTCCGGTATCCACGTTAGTTCCGCCGGTCCAATCTCCAATCGGGTTTATTTCTGCGTCCGGGTATATTTCCTTTATATCTTCTGCTTTTGCATTGCTCTGACATATAATTAGCCTGCCGTCATTTAATATATATTTTCCATCGGTTGGATACTGTTCGTATATTCTTCGTGCTATCCTGGAGAGAGTTTTTTGTTCTTCCGTAAGTGGCATTCCTTTGAAGATTCCATTATCTCCGCAGCGTATTTGTTCCGCTTGGTTCTTTGCTAAATTTACATCCTGCGGTTCTTCGTGGTAGTTTATCATCAACGGGCCGGCTATCCGAGTAACAATATCGCATACTTTTGTTCTTGATATGTGTACAGATGCCTCTGCAATAATGTGGCATACTCCGTGTCCTATTAATACTTCGACTGCTATCTTTGGGTTTTTATCTAACTTATAAGCTTCATCAACCAGCGCTCCTGCTATTCTGTCTGCTATCTTGTCAGGGTGTGAGGGATTTACTTTTTCTATCATTTGTCTCCGTCCTTTCTTATTAATTCTGCTTTTTGTCCGGTGAAATCTTCCCATCTCTTAACTATTACGTCTGCGTATTTCGGGTCGTATTCCATCATGTAACATCTACGGCCTAATTGTTCACATGCAATAAGCGTAGTTCCACTGCCTCCAAATAAATCAAGCACATTTTCTTTTGGCCTTGTAGAGTTTAATATTTGCCTGGCAATAAGCCTTACCGGTTTCATCGTTGGGTGCTCACTATTCTTCAGTGGGTGGGGTTCATCAATTACCGTATTATTCCCATAATCCTTGAGTAGCTCTTTACACAGTTTGACCAGCTCGTCTTTTTTCATTTGGTCGGGTTTTACCTTTTCTTTTTCTATTACTGTTGTCTGAGTGTGGTCGTCAATAAAATAGTGTGCCGCGCCTTCTTTCCAGCCGTACAGACACGGTTCATGCTTCCA